ACGGTCGCATTGAGAAGCTTGTGCGTCGTCGTTATCCTGGTATGCGTCGTTCCTTCTCCCTTGGCTATAAGGATTTGCTGGATCGCAATTTCTTTGGCACCGCTGGACGTAGCATCAAGTCTTACGGTCTGATTGACCGCATCAATCTTCATTTGAAGCTTGGTTCTGCAATCATCATCGACTTCACTCCGGCTGAAAAGAAGCTGGTTGAAATGGCTGAGAATTGCGAAAGCTTTGACGACGTTGTCAAGGCTGCTCAGGCAATCTATACTTATTGTAAGGAACATAAGGAAGATCAGCCTGAGAATGACGAGGAAAACTATTACGACGATTCGGAGTTCTATCCCGATGAGAGTGGTGAGTTTTCCATGCCGTATGAAGACGAGTCTGGCGAGGAGTCTGGTGAAGAATCTGATGAGGTTGACGATTCTTCTTCGGAAAATTCCGATGACTCAGATGAATCCGACAAGTCTGACGGCAAGACTTCGGATGAAGGTTCTGCTGGTGAATCCGGCAAGGACGATGAAGAGGAGGGTTCTTCTGATTCCGAAGATGATGATTCGGAGACCAGTTCTTCCGACGAAGATGAAATTTCCGATCAGGAGACCAAGTCTCCTCTTGATGAGGGATTTAGACAGAATCCGACTTCCGAGACTCAGGAGTCTTGGGAATCCAAGAAGGATGAACTCGTTAGGGAAGGGACCAAGGGCTATGTTTATGTAAACATTCCCGAGGTCAACGGTCATAATTGGATTGTGCCTTACAAGCAGGTTCATGATGGTGGCAATGGCTTCGTCGGTCTTTCTGAGGTGGCTCGTCGCGGCGACATATATGGATTTATTCCTGGTCATACCAAGGAGCAGGTTCTTGCAGAGTGCATCAAGTTCCGTTCGGAGAACGCTGCGGTAATTTCATACATGGTCAAGGAATTTGAGATGCGAAAGGCGGCTGATACCTATTCTCGCTCGTCAATTTCCAAGACTGGTGTGATCAATACCAACAAGCTGCATACCTACAAGTATAATGATGACCTGTTCAAGCGCATCACCAATGTGCCTACCGGAAAGAATCATGGACTTGTCATGTTCATTGATTGGTCTGGATCGATGACAACTTCAATTTCTGGATTGATTGAGCAGCTTGTAAATATGGTCATGTTCTGCAAGCGTGTTCAGATTCCGTTTGACGTTTATGCATTTTCAAATGTATATGGACATAAGAATATGTCCGCCGAAGAGATCAGTGCTATCGAAGCACGTCAGCATTCATACAAGGATGGTGATTTGCTTATCAATTCAAGCTTGTCTCTGCTTCAGTTGCTGTCTTCAAGGATGAAGGAAGGCGAGTTCAATCAGGCTATTGGTAATCTTCTGATGCTATGCAAGTTCTTTAGGAAAATGAATGCTGCTGTAGATATCAGGCCGTTTACTTTCGGTTCTACTCCTTTGGATGCGACTATTGTTTGTGCGACAAGCATTGTCAATGCTTTTCGTGCGAAGCATAAGCTTCAGATCGTCAACACCGTCATTCTTACCGATGGCGAGGATACAGACAGTATTGAGGTTAGGAACAAGGGCTATAATCCATATACTCAAGATGTGGTTCTTCGTGATACCGTTACCAAGAGTGAAGCTGTTGTCGATAATCTGTGGGATAAATCTGCCACAACGGCAATCTTCTTGAATCGTCTGCGCGAAAGAACTGGAACGAATGTGATTGGATACTATATAAATTCCGGTCGAGTGAATTCCATGTCTTTCTCACAGTATTCAGCAGATCCAAATCAGGTCGAGAAGCTGTATAAGGACTATGTAAAGAACAAGTACATTGAAGTTACCAATCTTGGTTATTCGGTGTACTACATTCTCAAGGCTGAGGAGATGAACATTCAGACCACCGAACTTAATCTTGGTAAGGCAACTACAGCAAAGAGCATTGCGAAGGTCTTTGCCAAGTATTCCAAGAACAAGTTGGACAATCGTATTGTTCTTTCCCGGTTCATTGAGAAAATTAGTGCTTGATTATACCAATCATATATCGTATACTAAATTATAACTTGATAGAGGAAAATATGTCGCTTACGGAAAAGCAGATTGCTTTCATTCGACTGGCTAACCAGAACGGGTATATGACTACCATTTCTCGCAAGGATGCCAAGGAACTTTGCCGCGCTCATAACTTCAAGTGGCCTAGGTGGATCGCGATTGACGATCAGTATCGTCACTCTCGCGGTGTCTATAAACTTCCCAGCATTGGTGCTGTAGAAACTCCTATACCTTCTGTTTCGGAAACTCCTATGCCACAGGCAACTACGATGAATCTTCAGACTATTGGTACAAACATCTCGGAGTCTTTGATTCCGACTCCCAATAAGAATTACGTTCCCTTTGGTAACTTCTCGGATGTTGAGTCGATCATCTCATCCAAGATGTTCTATCCAGTCTATATCACTGGTCTGTCTGGCAACGGCAAGACCATGATGGTCGAGCAGGCTTGTGCCAAGGCTCGCCGCGAGATGGTTCGCGTGAACATCACGGCTGAGACTGACGAGGACGACCTGATTGGTGGTTTCCGTCTTGTCGATGGTCAGACTGTGTGGCATAATGGTCCCGTTGTGATGGCGATGGAGCGTGGTGCGGTTCTTCTTCTGGACGAGGTTGACCTTGGCACTATCAAGCTTATGTGTCTTCAGCCCGTGCTGGAAGGCAAGTCGGTCTTCATCAAGAAGATCAACAAGCTGGTTCAGCCTGCTCGCGGTTTTACCGTAATCGCTACTGCAAATACCAAGGGTCGTGGTTCTGACGATGGCCGCTTCATCGGCACTAACGTCATGAACGAGGCGTTTCTGGAACGTTTCTCTATCACGATGGAGCAGGAGTATCCGCCTGCCGTAACCGAGAAGAAGATTCTACATAATCTTCTGGATCGTACGGAGGATGACAAGACCTTTGTTGAGCTGCTTATCAAGTGGGCAGATGCAATTCGTCGTACCTATTACGATGGCGGCACGACCGAGATTATTTCCACTCGTCGTCTTGTGCATATTTGCGACGCATACAAGATCTTCAGTCGTGATCGCATGAAGGCAATTCGTCTGTGTCTAAATCGTTTTGATGTTGACACCAAGACTTCGTTCATGGATCTGTATACAAAGATTGATGCAGAGGCTAATGCTCCTGTTGTTGCTAATACGGAAACGTCTACAGCAACGACGAATGCATCTCTTGAAGATAAGATCAAGCAGGCTAACGAGATTGTGTTTTAATGCTTGACAAACCAATTCGGTATTGATATAATACTGAATAATGGAGCGGCGTATTTGGTTGCTCGCCGCTCCGTTTTTTCGATGCAACCTTTTGTTATGGAGTGTTATATATGGCTAAGATTTCTGCTAAGGCTCGTATGCTTTCGGTTCTGAAGGGCAACTCATCGTACAATACTTTTTCGGTTGCACAGGGTCGCAATCGTTTTGGTATCAAGAACGTTGCGCAGCGCATTCATGAGCTGCGTCAGGACGGTCACGCAATCTACACGAACCTGAAGCGTCGTGGCGATGGCAGCACTGTTCGCGTTTATCGTCTTGGTACTCCTACCAAGGCCATGAAGGCTGCTGCTCGCAAGACCAAGACTCGTCGTTCTGCCTGAGTTTAGTATAGGTTGAGCCTATTGAAGGGGAAGAGAAATCTTCCCCTTCTTTCTATTTGCTAACTAAATAGGAGTATGGTTTAGTAATCATTTTTTGAGTGGAGTATACTATGGAAATTTCTATCTCTGTTGAGGAACTAAGAAAAAGAAAATTGTTTATTGCTACGCCAATGTACGGCGGCATGGCAAATGGACTTTACATGAAGTCCTGCTTGGATCTACAAGCTATTCTAAATCAATATGGCGTTGAAGCCAAGTTTTCATTTCTATTTAACGAATCACTTATTACTCGCGCAAGAAATTATCTTACTGATGAATTTCTTCGTAATGAAGGATTTACGCATCTCTTGTTTTTGGATTCTGACATTCATTTCAATCCACAAGATGTTGTAACTCTTCTTGCTCTAGATAAAGAAATTATTGGTGGACCATATCCCAAGAAGTCGATTAATTGGGGTAATGTCGCACAGGCCGTTAAGAACAAGCCTGATATTTCTCCGGGCGAACTTGATGGATTGATTGGTGAATTCGTTTTCAATCCAGTAGCCGGAACAAAGCAGTTTTCAATTACTGAACCTCTTGAAGTCATGGAAATCGGTACAGGTTTCATGATGATCAAGCGTGAAGTCTTCAAGAAATTTGAAGACGCATTTCCAGAATATCGTTATAAGCCAGATCATGTCGGTCAAAAGCACTTTGACGGATCTCGCTACATTCATGCGTATTTTGATACGATCATTGATCGTGGTCCAAATGCACCAGGATCATCGGAGAGATATTTGTCGGAAGATTATTTCTTCTGTCAGATGTCTCGCAAGATCGGTATCAAGATTTGGCTGTGTCCTTGGATGAAGACACAACATGTCGGAACATTTGCGTTTACTGGCGACCTATCTAAGATTGCTCAGTATACAGGACGCATATGATCATAGGATTCGTTGGTACCATTGGCTCAGGCAAAGGTACTGCGGGTGAAATATTGGCGCAGCGAGGATTCTTCACCGAATCTTTCGCTGCTCCTCTTAAGGACATTACCGCAAGTCTATTTGGCTGGCCTCGTCATTTATTGGAAGGCGATACACAAGAGTCTAGGGAGTTTCGCGAAAGTAAAGATCCATGGTGGTCTGAAAGGTTTGGTAAAGATATAACACCAAGATACATTCTACAAATAATAGGAACTGAATGTATGCGCGATTGCATTCATACAGATTTCTGGGTTGCTTGTTTGGAAAAAAGAATAAAACTAAATCGTGATTATGTAATCACAGATGTAAGATTTCCAAACGAAATTGACTCCATTCACAAGATGGGCGGCAAGATTGTAGAAATACAAAGAGGCGCAATATCAGAATGGTATATTCATGCAACAATGTATAATAATGGTGATTCTGGAATAAAACCAGATGTTCATTATTCAGAATGGGCGTGGATGGGATATAAGACTGATTATACCATTAGTAACAATGGAACAAAGGAAAATCTAGAAGAAGAGATTGAATTGATGTTGGAGTGCTTGACTCCACCAAACTAATGTGATACTATTGTCTTCATACATTGAAGGAGTTTATTATGAAAATTTCTCAGGATACAATCAACATTCTAAAGAACTTCTCCCAAATCAATCAGGGGATTTTCTTCAAGAAGGGCGACACAATTTCAACAATTTCGCCTCAGAAAAACATTCTAGTAGAAGCCACGGTCAAGGAATCGTTTCCAAATGACTTTGGTATCTATGATCTTCCAAATTTCCTGAGTGTTCTTTCACTCAGCAAGGATGATCCAGAATTGTCTTTCTATGACAAGCATCTGACATTGTCGGGTCACAATGGACGTTCAACGATAACCTATCGTTATACAGATGCATCCATGATCGTATGTCCACCAGATAAGAAGCTGACTGTACCTAGTGCAGTTGCTACTTTTGATCTGGATGAAAATGATCTATCATGGATTTCTCGTTGCGTTGCAATTCTTCAGCAACCAAACATGAGCATTGAGAGTGATGGTGATGCAATTAATATCACTACATTTGATGCCACGAATGACTCGTCACATACACAGAAGTTGCAGATCGCTAAGGGTAATGGCGAAAGCTTCAAGTTTGTTCTTCGTACCGAGAACATCAAGTTGATCTCGACCAATTATACTGTAGCTGCAACAAAGGGAATCGTGACTTTCACCGGCAAGAATATTCCAATCAAGTATTGGATTGCAACTGAAAAGATGAAGGAGTGATAATATGTCAACAATTGGTAACAATAGTGGCGTTCCTGCAATGTCGCCAGAAGAAATCAGAAAGGTTGCTGACGCTATTGAGGTGCTAAACGATAGCATGACCCGTGTTGCTGCTGAACGTGATCTTGTCAAGGAAACGGTAAACAAGTTGCATGAGGAAATTGGCTTTCCGAAGAGACTTCTGCGCCGTCTTGCAAAGACACACTACAATAGATCTTTCGAAATGGACACTCAAGAGAACCGCGATTTCGAGAGCGCATACGAGACTGTTACAAGCAAGAAATAATCTTCTATGGCTCGCAAAAGATATGCAACATGTGCTTGTGAACTTTGTTATGTTAGAGTTCCAAAAAACGAGGCTTTTTGTGAGCAAGTAACAGAAGAAACGGGCGGCTGGGAAGGCGAGGGTGGAGGATCAAGTAGCTCAAATTCTTGGACAACCGGAAACTATAGATCTTCAAATAGAAGTTATAGTTCAAGTAGAACGCATTATAGACATCGTACGGTCTGGTTTTGTGCGGATTGTTACGGAAAACTACAATTGTTTAGACAAGAACAAGAACGTATTAGACTTGAAGAAGAAAAACTAAAAGAAGAACGAAGAAGATTGGCGAGAGAGCAGAGAAAGCCTC